GTCCCGAACGTGGCGGACAGCAGCGACTTGAGAATCGCGAAGATCTGAGTGATCGCCTGGACGCCCTGATCGGTCGCGAAGAACGCCTTGGCCTTCTGGGTCAGCTGCTCGAACTGGTCGAGGAGCCCACCGGTGTGGATCCCAAGGGCAGCCATGACCCCGCCACCGGCGGCGCCGAACTGTTGGAACACGTCGATGACGTTCCCGATGATCCGGCCGACCTGCTTCGCTGTCTCCCACAACGACCGGAGCTTGTCGATGCCGCCCTGGATGAAATCGGCCAGCTTGCCGGTGTCCGCGGCGTGGGTCATGAACCGGGCGAAGCTGTCGGTGGCGTCAGCGAACCCGGAGGCCAGCCTGGGGAGGAACGTCGAGCCCACGGCGACAAGGGGGACGAACCCGCGGACGATACTGACCAGCCCAGACGCGAAGGAGGCGATCGCGACGTTCGACGCGCCCAGGGCGAGCTTGATCTGGTTGACGATCTTCGGGGTCCCGAGCATCTCCGCCGCGTTGTGGGCGGCGACACCGAACGACTCCGCGACCCCGGCGAGCGCAGACCGGACCATCGGCAGGTAGGTGCCGCCGAGCTTCCTGGTGTCCCCCGCAAACTGGGAGAAGAAGTGCTCCTGCACCGACGACTTGAGGCCGTCGAGCTGGCCTTTCATCCCGACGACCTCGCGGGCGAACCCACGGGCCGAGGGCGACAGCTTCTTGAGCGCCTCGTTGAACTTCTCGGTGTCCCCCGATAGGCCGGCCGACAGGGCGTCACCGACACCGGACACGGCGAGCTTGAGAGCCGTGAACGCCGCGATCCCAGCGAACGCTGCAGCGGGTAGCAGCGCTGCGATGGCGGCCACCCCGTGAGCGATCTTCGCTGCGCCCGAGGCGAGCCCGGCCACAACGGACCCGGTGAACTGGGCCGAGAACGCGGTGGCTGCGCTCTTGGCCGAGATCTCGAACACCGACGTGAACGAGTGGAGGATGCCCTTCGCCAGCCCGGAGGCGGCGTCGGTGTCGCCGGAACCGAGGCCCTTCAGGAACCCGCGGCCCCACCCGCGCCCCGACTTCTCGCCCTCGTCGCCCGACTGCTTGACGAACCGGCCGAGCGCGTCGCGCTGGCGCTTCGACTCCCGCTCGATGTCATCGGTGGCGCCACGGGCCCCGGCCTTGACCTGCGTCCGCCACGCCGCGAACCCGCGCTCGAACGGCTTCTTGTCGATGTCGATCGTGGCGAGCAGGCTGCCGACGTTGAGCGACACGCGCTCAGGCCCTCAGCGGCGGTTGGCCAGGTAGCTCGTGAACTCGATGATCTCGGCGGTCTCGGTGAGCCGCCTCACGTGTTTCGCCTCGACGGTGGCCTTCGGGGCCGTGCGGGCGCGCCACCACCACGACTCGGCCGAAAGGCCGTTGAGCCGGGTGCAGAACCAGCGCCACGTGTGTCCCGTCAGCGCTTCCCAGAGGTCCGGGACCCGGTACTCGCGTTCGAAGTCCGCTTCGATGTACGCCCACCGCTCGCAGACTTCGCCGATGCTCGGCCCCTGGCCCCCCGGGGCGTCGCCGGGGGCGGTGCTTCCCCCTCGGCCCTCGCCATCGCCTGGAGCTGGTAGACGTCCATGATCAGGCTGATCACCGGCTCGAGCTGGCTCGTGTCGAGGCCCTTCGCACACCAGGCGTCCATGACGTCGGACGGGACGATGTCGGAGAGGAGCGCCATCTGGTCGAGCGCACCGACCTCGTCGGCGACGTTGCCGGCCTCGTCGATCCAGCCCTTTTCCGCCCACCGGAACAGTCGCAGGGTGACCGCCGCTGGCATGGTCCCTGGCAGGTCCCACATCTGCTTGAACAGCTTGACCTTGAGCGGGGTCGCCTTGTCCTGCCGCTCCGCCAGCGCGGCGTCGATGTCGATGTACTTGTCGAGGCCGCTCACGGGTTGAGCGCCCCGCTCACCTTCATGGCGAGCACCCACGTCGACGGATCGTTGTTCCCGCCGCCGCCCCTCGTGACCATCGAGGTGGCGAGGAACGGGCCGATCACGTTCGGCGGGGTCGCCGGGTCAGAGATCCGGAACTGCTTGCGCGACGACTGGCCGATCTCGTCGGCCCACGCCTCGCAGGCTTCCTGACCGGCGTCACGGACCCCGGTGGCCTCGTCGACCTGGTACAGGCCGTTGAGCGTGAACTCGTCACCCCTCGACGCCTTCATGTGGGAGTCGCGGCCGTCGTCATCGAACGTTGTCGTGTCCGCGTCCTGCGCCGCAGGCGAATGCGTCCACGAGTTGATGTGGTTGACCGGAATCCACACCGGCACAGCCAGCGTCCCGGTGTTGAGCTCGAACGTGAATCCTCGTGCGAGGACTTCGGTGTTTGGCGTGTCAGCCATGGCTGGACGGTCCTCCTAGGCGAGGGCGGGTCGGTGGGCGGTCGGGTCGTGGACGCGGAACTCGTGGCTGCTGACCCACTCGTGGCGGCCGTTCTCGTCGGCGCCGAGCGGGTAGGGGGAGGATTGGATGGGGGTGGCGCCGATCACCCACACCTCGTCGGGGCCGTCCGGGTCCATGTGGGCGCCGTCCAAGCAGGCCAGCGCGCTGTAGATCGCCTGGGCCTGCTCGGCCGGCCCGACCGGGTCGTCCTTGGTGCCGCGGCACCGGAACTGCAGGCGGGGCAACGACGTGGGGTTGCGGGTGAGCTGGGGGCCGGCGCCGTACCGGACGATCGACACCGCCACGTCCGGGCGGGAGGGCATGAACCCGACGAACACGTCGCCACCGATGTCGCCCTCGTTGGTCGTGACCAGGCCCAGCGAGGCGAGGTAGCGGGCCGCGGCGCGCTCGATCACGACAGCGCCCTCCGCAGCTCGTTCCCGAGGTGGTCGGCGACGGCGTCTGCCTGCTCGGCGAACGTCAGCTCGAGCCACTTCGCCCGCCGGCCGGGGTCGTGGCGCCACCCAGTCTCTTCGTGCTGGCGGGCAGCGTAGGGCGTGTCGTACGAGACGGTCCCCTGCATCTCCGCGGCGTCGAACTCGGCCTGGCCGGAACGCTCGAGCGTGTCCTCTTCGATGGGCACGGTCCGGTTGCTCTCCTCGAGCAGGAACTCGGTGACGTCCTCGCCTGCCCGCGCCAGCGCGGCGTACGTCCGGGCCTCGATGCCGCCGCTGTCGTCGTCGAAGGTGACGGAGCTGCCCATCAGCCGACCAGTAGCTCGAGGTAGGAGGGCCGGGTAAGGCCTTCGCCGGTGAGGACTTCGAGCACCTCGTAAGTGCGGTCGGCGATCGTCGCCTTCGACTCGACGGGGACGTCGACGTCAGGCCGGATCGTCACCGACCCGGTGGAGATGGCGTCCTTGCCGATGTCGCCGCCTGCGTTGACCCGGCGCACGACCCTGCGCTTGGCCTCGAACCGGCACGGCTTCACCACTGGCTCACCGAAGATCGGGCCGGTCATGGACGAGCCCTGGTAGAGCTCGATCGTGACCTGCTGGCGGAGCAGCGACAGCGGAACCAGCACGTCAGGTCCCCGTCTGGGTAGCGAAGAACCGGGCCGCCGTCGTGTCGATGCTGGTCGACGAAAGCAGCCCGGCCAGGGCCAGGATCCGCTGCGCCCGCGGCCCAAGCTCCGGGGGAAGCGACGCCATGGAGAGGTGCCCGATCGACACCTGCCGGTGATGCAGGCCCTCGACGTCGTGCTCTTCGCCGACATCGGCCCAGAAAGCAACCTGGGCGCACGCTGCGTCCTTGAGCGCCTCGGCGATGTCGGGATCGGTGGGGAACTTCGTGCCGTCGTCGATCGCGAACGGGCGGCGGACCTTGTCGTCGAGCAGCAGCGATGCCTGCACGAGCAGGTCGTCGTTGTCGACGACGATCCGCCACGGCGCAGCAGCCAGGTCGGCGATGGTCGCGTAGGCCGGGTTCACGCGGGCGTGCTCCGGGGCTTGCGCTTGCGGGGTGTGGGAGGCTGGTCGTCTTGAGCGACGACGTCCGGATCGTCCTCGCCGGACGCACCCGCCCCGGGTGGCGTCTCGCCGATCTCGAGCGGGTCCGCCGCGAGCTCGACATCTACATCGGCCCCGATAGGCGCGCCGCTATCGCCGCGTGCGACCGGCTCATCGCCAGGCACCGGCGGCTCGACGACCTCGTCGACTCCGACGGGGATCGTGCCGTTGATCAGCTGCCCTGACGACGGCAGCCGATACCAGCCAATGCGACCCCGGGGCATCAGGAGAACGCCCCCGCGGTGATCGTCGCCACGGCGGAGAGGTCCACATAGATCTTCCCGGCGTCGGCGCCGCCGGCCGGCCGCAGGTAGGCCCGCTTGTCGCCCAGCGGGATCTTCGCCCGGGCGCCAGCGCCGACAGCGACGACCTTGTCGGCCAGAGCGAACCCGCCGAGGGTGCCGCCGGTCTGG